ATACCTGACTTCTGTTCATAGTTAATATCTTCAAATACCTTAGACCAGATATCGCAGTTCATGGTTTGCAACGTACCATCATAGACATAGAACTGATCCCGGCCCATGAAGTATATAACACCTGAAATAGATATACCTGCGTTGGGTCCAATGATACCAATCTCAGCATCTAATAAGAAATTAGAGAATACGTAAGGAAGTCCAATGAAGGTCTGACGATAGACTGAACTATCAGTAAACACAAGAGTCTCACGCTCAGTGTGGATGGCTGCAAGTAACTCAGACCCTATAGGAAATCTGAAGTCAGCTGAGTAGTTATCGTCAGTCGCAGTCCAATCAGTATAGTCAGCTTCATCACACCACTGCATGTATAGCTTATCTTGTGCGCCGCTAGTTGTACAGGCACACGCGACTAATATCTGGATGAAGGGCGATACGTATGAAAAGCCTACAACCGCCGGTGAATTAGTGATAACCTGGGGTCTGGCCGGGTGGGCTGATACGTCGTAGTAATACAGCCCTTCGTTTCTTGGGTTGATGACTACGTCTTCTCCCCACGTAGATAAAGAGTGTGTGCGTAGATCAAACAGTATAGCTGACGTTGTGCGCGGGGTGTTCCAGGTTGAATCGTTCCAGGTACCTGCGTTGTAGCCTAAACCCGCGGTAGCTTGAGAACCACCAATAGGCACCTCGTAGCCAAACTCTACTGCAGCTCCACCTACAGATGCGTCCGTGCTACTAGCTGCAGAGCTATGTGTGATCTTAAACGTGTTAGCATTCACCAACGTAGTAACGTCGTATCCACCGTCTATAGTTATACCACCACCTGCATCTACATTGCCATACCAAACCCTTGATCCCACAGTTGTTCCATGAGCTGTATGCGTCACAGTAACTATAGCTGAGCCACTAGTCATGGCGAACGGATTAGTTAACGCTGTTAAGCCACCCGCGTAATCAGAGGTAGCCTTCATGTACGGTGTAATGTCTGTTACGGTACTCAGACCTGCTATACGGTAGTACTTGGTGTTCGTACCAACAGCTAAAAACTTCTCGAACGAGTTGCTTGCCCAAGGTAGTAACGCACGTGCAGCGCCCACCATAACCGCGTCAAGAGCACTCTGGAGCCAGCCACCCATCTTCTCAGGTAGCCTGTTCTTAAACCGAACTCTATCTCCGTCCTTGTACCTAGACGAGATTTGGTTATCTGCGCCTTCGGTATAGAAACCCGGTAGTAATACCAGGTCTACATCCTCTTGAACTCTTGGCTTGCGCTCGGTTTGATCAGACATCTAGATACCTGTATCTGGGACTCCGTTATCAGGCCATCCAGCCTGAACATCTATAGCATTGATCTCTGTTAAAGTTGTTGCTGCGTTTAACTGAGCTTTCAGTAAGAGCTTATGTTTGAAACATGCCACAACATAAGCACCTATTGCCAAGCCAAACGCAATTAGTTGTGCATCAGTCATAGGAGTAGGATTAGCTGCACTATCAGCTGGCTGCCAACCGCCTCCGTGCGTGCCACCTGGTGAACCAACCTGACCATTCAGAGTAATTGCGTTATTAACTAGGGCTTTGGAGTCTGGGTCTATTTCGTATATGATACCTTCAAACCGTAGCTTATAATTCTGCAGAAAAGTCTTTTTAGTGCGTATAGTGTTCATTTTATGCAGGCGAACAGCACTAACCTGAACAGCGTCAGACTTGTTACTAACAGTACCACTTAACACAGTGTCTAGCACACTATCATACAAAGCTATACCATCAGTACTCTGCGTAACCCGGTCATACGGAGGATTCTTAACTACATAAGCGCTGTGTTCGGATAGCCACGCTTCGTTAACAGGAAGGGGTTGAGTAGGATACAAAGTACTAAACGGTCCGATAGAGGCTATTTCACCGTCCGATACAGTCGCTAATCTAGTAGACTTCAATATGTTTGTCATTATTCTGCTCCTCTAGTTGGTAGGAATGTGTCGGGAGGAGTGAAGGTAGTCGTGTACCTAGCTGCGTACGTCACACGTATGGCTTCGATGTTAGCCTCCATCTCGCTGCTCCCTGCGTATAGATCGCCGATCTGTATCGCGTCAGCTCTGATAGTATATACGTTAGCGTCTGTGTAATCTGATCCAGTTTGTGTCCCATCAAGGAACATCTTTGTTGTGCCACCAGATCGACAAACAGCAATATGATACCGAGTACCTGCAATTAAACTTGCTCCGGTAATCCGTGTCGCAGCCGCAGCATGTAGAGTTATAGGAGCACCAGCACAATACAGCAAAGGTGCCGATGTATTTGAGGCGTCTCGCATCTCTACGATACCTTGCCCCGCAGCTCCGTCGATAGTAATTGGCCGAATAATACACTCAATAGTAAAGTCCTGTGCACGGATTGGTAAGGCATTACTCGCGCCTGTCAGTGCGTAATCAGCTGCACCATCTATAAGTAACGAACCATCATCATAAAGTATCTGAGCTGTGTCTACTTGTGCATTACCCGCGAGAGTGATGTTGGACCTACAAGTTGCATCCCAAATTCCTGCACCGGCCATACGCACAAGCAGCTTCGTATTTGCGTGTATAGTTGCGGGGGCTGTAGGTACAGTAATATCTCCAGAACCTGTACTCAGCGCAGTGCCTACAATTAAATGTACCTCACCAATGTCACCTTGGAAAGCATCTACACCACCACCACCACCGATGTAGGCATCTTCCGTTGAGTTATGCAAAGAGCCTAGTACCGCGCTACCTTCGTGAACTCCGTTGACCCACAGCCTATGAGTTGTTCCGTCAAACGTGACCCGAAGGTGAGTCCAAGCGTCTAGAACCGGAGTGCTTGTTCCATCCAAATCAGTCTGCGCTGTACCATTGGTTGACAGCGCAACATACCAAATCCCGGACTCCTGCCGAACATTGAAACTTCTTTGATTGCCTGTACCAAGGTGGTGTGAATAAACAGAATGAGAAGTCCCACCAGAACCGCCCGCAGCCGTAGGGTAAACCCAGGCGTCAAACGTATAGTCATCATCTTGCGTGAAGTTGGCGTGGTCTGACATTGATAAGTAGTCGCCCGTACCATCGAGCGTTACAGACCCGCCGTGTACCGCAGGATTGTAAGAAACTGTTGACAGAAAAGGTCCGCCCGCGACAACAGGTAACTCACCTGCAATAGTAAACGCCAGGGCATTTGAGCTTTCATCCATCAAACGGCTTGACTGGCAGCACAATACCAGCGTGTTTGTTATGGCAGTTAACGCTGTTGTCGGCACAGTATAGCTCGAAGTACCGTAGACGGTTGTAGTGGTTAACCGGACATTACTAAGTATTCCTACATCAGCAAATTCGCCTGTGTTGTACAGGTTAATTCCGAAAGATGTACCTATTGACGCTGCGTGTGCAACGTTACCCTGCTGCACGCCGTCAATACCCACATAGATTGTGCCCGATACACGCTGCATAACATAGTGATACCAAACTCCGTCGTCTGGCCTACCATTGGTTATAGTAACGCGCTTCTCTAAAGCATCGAAGTTCCATACAAACTCGTCATCAATGACGCCAACGTAACCCGCATCCATTCCAATTGGTAGAATGTACGAAGCATGTCCGATTTCCTTCTTGAACCAAAACTCAAGCGTAAAGTCGCCCGTACCGATTGTCGTACCTAGCGTGCACGAAGCATAGTTTCCGTTGTGGTTATCGCCTGTGTGTATGCCCCAACCGTTAGGCTGGAACGGGCTAAAACTTCCTTGGTGACTATTGCCGGACGCTGTAACCGTATGAGCACCAGTACTGCTATCCGTAAACGTGCTATTATCCGCACCGTCGTTGCCGGAAGCCTTCAGCAGCAACATAACTTTATTAAAGAGCGCATCTGTAGCTTCTGCTGGTCCACCACTAGCGGGTATGAGGCCTGATATCTTCACTAATCATAGTCCCCTTGGTGCGAGGCTTTTACTGTAGCACCCTCGTCATTGGTCCAGAATATGACCTCAACAGTTTTACTAGCTGTGAAACTAGGGGTTCCGACTGAGCCCCAATCAACTGCGTTGCCTGAAGATCGCTCAAGCGTTAGTGAATACGTTGATATAGCTACCGAAATCTTCCAAGCTTGGAATAAACCAGATTGCCAGTAACTATTGCTTGTACCAAAGATCAGTGTTAGGTTGCTGGATGCAGTTGCTGTAATAGCATCACCGAGAGCTAAGTCAACGTTGTTTGATCCGCCAATCGTACCAAGAGCATTATCCCTTGTGATGTAAGCTGGTTCACCTATGCGGCGCGCCGTAGTATCACCACGTGTCTGTACTAGCATGACTGTACCGCGGGGCAGTACCACACCAGTACCACCTGTTGGTTTAAACGTAATGTCGAAATTGCCAGTGGTGTTGTTATGAACGAACCACCAGCGCTCTGTATCTTCTACAAGAACGTCGATGTCGTCGGTTAAAGCACCGGTAAGGTCTAAGACACGCTGGCGCGACTCGTCTGCTGTACCGTCAGTGGCTGTGAGTGTTACGTTAGATGAACCAGCAACAGACTTGGCTAAGTAACCGTCTACCGCTTCTTCAGTCTGTGAGATTACTGCATTGAGCTTAGTTCCCCAAGCGCCGTCGTTCTCTCCCGAACCCTGTAACTCAACATTCCAACGTGTAGTATACGTCGATGGCATAGCAAGAACTCCTAAGCTAACCGTATGAGAGCTGTTGAAGCTCCGGGCGCTGGTAATTGCACTGTAAATGTACCTGAACTAACACCTACGTCTGAACCAAAGTCCAGAACACATATAGCTGCGTTCGATTGTGATGAATTATACAACAGCGCACCACGACATGTAAACGTCGAAGATGTCCACGGCACGTCGTCGAAGTCGAAATACGCCGTAGTACCAGACAGTGTGATAACCGGGGTAGTTACAGTTTCACCCCCAGCACTATACCCTGTACCTGTTGTTTCGTTAGTTACTGCGTACGCAGTAGTAGCTGCACCCAGCGTAGCTGAACTTGTGAACAGTGCCATCTTAATAGTATCTGTGTCTAAGTCATGTATCCCGCCTAAGAGTTCAGTCTTAAAAGAACTACATAACGCCTGTGTTATAGCCATTTATTCTTCTCCTATGTATCGGCCGAAAAACCGGCTGAGTCCCTTTTGTCTGTGGATAAATGATTCTTATATTGAGCGGCGTACGCAACAAGACGCGGGTCATCATCAAAGAACTCCAACGCCTTCAGACACGTTTGGTAAAACAGGGCATTGGGTGTATTAAGTGAGATCCAGTTACTAGGTGCGGCATCTGATAGTGGATCAGGTCTACCGATAGTTTTAAACACGTAGTCGTACGATTGAGCAGGCGCGGGTGCTACCCTAATATTTGTTTCGTCAACTACTCCGAAGAAAACAGGCTCAGTCTGCACACTATCGTCTGGCGCATAGTCCAACAGCCACTCTTCTGAACGTTCATCTAAGAATACCTTAACACCAGAGACCACTATATAGAACCAGCGTATACCAACCATGGGTGTTGTGTAAGCCTCGAGTGGACCGTTAACAGCGCCAGATACCTCTGCATCAAAGATACGTAGATTAAGATCCTTAACAACTGTCATCTCAGCAGAAGGAATAGCAATAGTTTCGAGATACGTTACGAACTCCGCATCGTCTTCTTCTAACTCGCTCTGTACTGCGGTCTGAAGACTATCGAATGTGTATGAAAACTGCGCCATCTAAGCGTGACCCCACGTACCTTCGCTAAACGCGTAGTTGTTGTAACCACCGACAATAACCTCACCTAAGCTCATAGTCATAACCTGCGTGCTTACTGGATTAGCAGAGTCTACCGCTGCTATAGTGCCTAGTGCGCTAGTTATACCCGGTGCCTGGTTCGCAATAACATAACCAGGAAGAACAAGCTGTTGACCTAATGACATCGTCGCGACCTGGCTCTCTTCGATTGCCACGGAGTTGATAGCGATGCAACAGCCAAGATAGGAGGACATATTGAAGGCTAACAAATATCGCTCACCAGTCTCAGGGTTCACGCGGCGAGGCGTAACTGTCTTATTCTCTACATCATTCTGTGGGCGTGGGTTACGTAGAGCTGTACTGTCTACTGGTACCTTGCGACGCTTGCGGAAGTCTGGGTCCCAGCATCCAGCGCACGCGTATGTGCCTGTCTGCGGCTCCAATGTAACCGTGTCATACGGTACCTTATACCCACACTTGCATTCTCTGAATGAGTGTTTGCCTGATGAATATGTGGGCACTAGCCTCTCCTACCGTACGCGTACGGTTGTACCCTCAGAACTCCCCGGTCTCTATCAGCGCCCGCCGCCTTATCTTTAGAGCGCATTGCGTCTGCAGTTAGCTTACGCAGTATATCGATTTCAATAGCGACACCAGTCAAAGCTTTCTTCTTCAGAGCTAATCTAGCTGCTAGTCCAGCAGCCACAGCTTCCTGAAAGCGGTAAGGCATATCAGCATCTTGGTTACCAGCTGTAACACGCTGAAACTGCTTAATGCCAAAGCCCTGGATAGTATCACCTGCGACATCTGTAACTGGCCAAGTGATTAACTGCGGTTGGCGTGATAGTAATATGTGATAGTGTGTTGGGCGACCTGGGGAAGATTTGTTTGTGAGAGCTTGGTAGTAGTCGTAACTCATGCGATGCATGGGATACTCTTTACTATCACGGCGTAATGAAATGTCTAGTACGTCTATGAATGCGGTTTCAAGATCGTATGTAGCTGTGGTTGCTGTAAGTGCTATACCTGATAGCTGCGCAACAGCCCACTGGTTAATTTCGTCGTTAGCCCAGTCAACGAACATCAGGTTCAGAGACGTGCGGGCTTCTTTAAGTATGTGGTGATTTTGGTCGGTCCAGCCAATACCGACGCGAGAACACGCCTCGGTTACAACTTCTTGTACGTTAACCGTACTGTTATATATTCCAGAAGCCGCCACACTTACCTACCATCGCCTCCGTCTGAAGGTCGCTCCTGATACTGCGTATACCACCGCTCGTCGAACCGACGCATCCAAGCGGCCATATCAGAATACTTGTCATCAACACTCTGCACTGCAGCTTCTATCTTGGCCAGTTGAACTGGGATTTGGGTTAGTGCCGCTACATCTGATTCTAAGTTATCAACACGCGTATCAATCTTACCAAGCCACACTGTGCCGAGCACTAGCTGTCCCACGATAACAAGAACTATACCGACATTTATTTCTTTACTAAGATGCCAATCAGACATTATACCACTACCTTCTAATGCTGCATCAGACATGTCAGGACACCCCAGCTGGTGTTAGATACATCGTAGCTGGATCTGTTCCTGAATTAATCTGAAGCCGCACCGCGCGGCATCGGTTGGGTAGTGCTTGATCTACGTCTACAGCTTTGGCAGAGATAGCAGAATCAGTGAAAGCAACAAGACTGGAGTTCAGCGCATCTCTATCCCACACA